AAGACTTTACCATATTGTGGTGGCACTAACTCTTCACCACCAAAAACAGATATTGATTCAGTTTCTGGATAAATTCTTGCCGGAATCAAAGTTTCATAATCATTTGCTGTAAGTGCCCTATTTTGTGATGCATAGATCCTAGGGGCATACCTACGAATAGACTCCACAGACTCGATTGTATCGCCTCCAGAGGCGCGTAAATCGGTCAATAAGACGGATATACCGTCCGTGACATTATAAGTGGTATCATTCCTTGTATAGGATAATCTACCTGAGAATGTAAATGAAGACACGCCATTTCCAGTGTCCCCATTACTAACAATATAGTTCGCAGTTATATAATTACCTTCTTCTAAAGCTTTGCCAAAAATATTATCACCAAAGAAAAGTTCATATCTCTCATCAGAGATTTCTTGGAGGAAATATACTTTTGAATTTCCACCAATATCAAATAAACTATCTTGATTTGAATATTTTACTGATGCCGATGAATTTTCGTTATTTTTGACCGTTACGGAGATGAGAGAGGTGTCAACACCAGTATTTGGTAAAATAAACTTTTGATTAGGAACTCTAGTGCTATATGTAAAGTTAGAACTCAGTAAAGTTCCCTCATAGATCGAAATATCATTAAAGTTTGCAACATTATTGAATACAGGAACAGAAATATCATCTAAAATACAAAAATTATTAGAAGCATTACCAAATGATCCTGATGATACAGCAACTATCCCTTTATGTAAGGTTAAAGTTGCTGGTGTAGGAGTAATATTAGAAGTATCTACCGAAAAACTTACGACTGCTCTAGCAGACTTTCGTGATCTTGGAACATATCCGATATTTCTTGCTAAAGAAACTATATTTTCTCTTAAAGTCGCGCTGTCAATGAAAACCTCATTTGCAACCATGTTTGCATTGTATGAGGAGATATAAGTGTTATATGCCAATACATCAAGAATCGTTGAAAGGTTGGACCCCTCAAAATCATAGTCTGTAAAATTTGAATTAGACTTTAGATAGTCTTTAAGTGTTGTCTTAACTTGATCGAAATCTAAGTTAGAGAAATTTGCAAGTGGCATTTTTATCTATTTGACTGCAAGACGAATTGTAATTCTTGTGGTGGAATATCTGCTCCAATAATGTCATAAAGAATAATGACATTAAAAAGATTCTTGTCAAAATCTGGATTCACCTTTACATTACGTAGATTTACTCTTGATTCAAATCTCTCAATAGAAGATTCAATTTGATCACGTATTGTTGTGGCAGTAAGATCATCAAAGTTCTCAAATAATGATTGACTTATGTCAGAACCAAAGTCTTCTTGAAAGAACTTCTCTCCAGGAACAGTAAAAACGATATTTCTAATGGATCTGGATATAGCACCTGCATTTTTAATCGCAATTAAGTCGTCATTTAAGGGGTTAATCTTAAATGACATACTAATGTCCTTAAATCCTTGACTTACCCGTTCTAGAGGCACAAAAATACGGCAATTATGTATTATTTATCAAGGTATTTCATCAAAATTCGTTCAAAGTTTGAGGTGGAATAACAGTGTACTCCTCTTCATTTTCAAAAATTTCAGTATTTTGGCGAGAATCGCGTTTTTTGGGCGTTTGATCGTCGTTGGCAATCTCTCTTAGCATCTTTTGATACTGATCATTTGCCAAATTATCTAAAAAATCGTTATTTGGAGACATTTTCGTCCTCTTTGAGTAAATTTTCGCGTTCTTTTGCAGTTTTCCAGAAATATTCGTCTTCACGACCCATTCCGAGTCGCTCAAAACCATTTTCAACACTGTAATATTGAGTAGATACCTTAAAATCGGGCATCTTGGGGTCAACAGGAGTTAAACTATTGTCGTAAATCCGCATTCTATTGTTAGGATACAGTGCATACTGACCGTTTTCAAGTTCAATTAAGTTATGGGACTTGTGTTCAGCTGGATTTTCACTAGTTGCATAGTCAATTACATCGCAATCCTGATGATAATTATCTATCGTGCAAATGTATTCACCTTTTACATTACCATGATCTCTAGTATAGCACTCAAAATCCATCGAACCAATGAATTGCTTGTGAATTGACATGACTCCGTAGTCCATGCAATTCCAGAATTGTAGGTTAGGTAGGTTCATATCAGGAGAAGGCGTCTCAGGGGCGCTTACAAAGGCACTGATGGGCAATTTGTCGTACATTGCCGCATACTCTGGTAAGTAGGTTTCAAAGTAAAAAGCACGTCCAGGAATCGATTTACACGATACCCAAACGCCCTTTACAAATTCACCATGTCCAGACTGATGATCTGTAAGATACTCTTTACGTACCCATACTTCAACCGAGGGAAGGTTACAAATTAATGCGCTCATGTCCAAGTTTGTTCTATCTTAGAGTATCTATACAACAATTCTTCATCTTTTTTAATATCCTTGATTGCAACATATAATTCATCATCATCAATACCTACATTAGGATCATCTGAATGGTTAACGTAATATGCTTGATATATTCTATCAAGATCACAATCAATCCAAAATCCTTCTTTATCACACCAGGTCATTGATGCTATATGTTGTTGCATGTATTTTGGTATTTGATTCCAGGTAATCTTTTGTGCGCCCTGTCGTGCCTTCCATATCATCGTACCTTTTGGAATATCACATAAAGAAAAAACACCCACTCCACCACAGACTTTGCTGGGTGCGAGATAGGTGTATAAAGTTAGATCATACATCTTTTTGTTTAATATATCCTAGAACTTTCCCAACAAACCATACAAAGGTATGTAGGAAAATTTAGGTTTTCATTTACCTTGACCGCGATACCTTTTCTTTTCTCCATTACGAGAAGTCGCGGACAACTTCGTATGCTTTCCTTTTCCTTGACGAGATTTTTTGGGACGACCCTCAACGTATCCGCCACCTTTCATGATTGCCATAATTTACCTCAAATAACGCGAGTTTTTTCGTGACCAACGCGAATGCGAGGATCACACCAGATATCCATGCCTTCTTCTTTGGCATCAAGACAGAATGAGACATCCTCACCACACATGTCTTGAACACTTCCACTCTCAAAGACTTGCATCTTAGGAGCAAACCAGGGATACTCAAGATTCTCAAAGACACCCTTCTTGATCAGTACCCAACCAAAACCTGTATAGTCAACAGTGAATGGTTTCTTACGCTTCTGAATGGATTCGACAGTTTCGTGATTCATCACTCCACCATTCTTACGGAAATCATCTTCTTCCAACCAGTGTGCGACAGAAGTTGTGTGTCCATCCTCAGTAGCATACCAACCGCTTACAATCTCCTTCTCTTCACCTTCTGCTGAGATTGCCATGTCACACAATTGCCAGAACTTATTGGTGTCAAAGACAATATCATTATCAATCCACAGTTGATAGTCATATTCTAGTTTGCCATCCCAGGGAATCTGTTTGGGTCCTCGCAGAACATTTGCACCAAGAACCTTGCAACGGGCAAAATTAACCATTGAAGAATAATCTTGACTAATCTGAATACTCATACCATTCTGTACCATATCAAAGCACAGTTGTACAAAGTTCTTCAGAAAGATATATGAACACCCTCTTCCAGGAAGACAGAAGACAATAGTCTTACCTCGCATCCTTTCTTTAATTGCTTGATAGTCCCACTCTTCTGCTTTCTTTGTGGGTGCTTTTGCTTTAACCGTAAATCCTTTAGCCATAAGTTGAATTAACCTTCAAGTCAATTATAACGTGTAGTATGTAGTCTGTCAATATGAATCTGATCCTGCAGGTTCATTTGGGTTATCCGCACCACTACCTCCATGGGCGCAATCTACCTCTTCATATGACAAATCCTCAAGTTCATAATCAGTCTTCATTAGACCAACCATTCCCTTGAGGGTTTCCCATGTTTTATTAAATTGTGTTTCTGTTAGATTATTGAATATACACTCTTGTTTTGCATAGATGTGATAAACCTTTTCCATGATTTTTTTCTGGGCGAAATTTTTTTTAGCAATATGAATTTACTTTCGCATTATATATCGAGGTCGATCTGTCACCTCTGTAGGTTAGGGTAGTTAGTCGTTTTTATATACGGCATCGCGCCGCGAAACGATAACAACGAACCGCGCATAACTGTGTTTTACGCTGTTGCTCTCCCTTATCATATCACGGAGACTAACTGATGTCAACCCCCGTGTTATTAAGTATCAAATAGGACTGCTAATCTACCAACGGACAGGCACACTCAGGTCCTCTACGTAACT